CAGATAATGCTGATGGTAGTAATTTTGGTCGTTCACCTAAAAAATATATGGGAATAGCTAGGACTACATCACCAGTACAACCAACTGATAAAACAGCTTATAAGTGGGTTAGGGTGCAAGGAGAAGACGGAGTATCAGCAGCTAACTTTAACTTATTAAGAGATACTCAAATAAAAGATAGTAAAGCATTTACGTTAAATGGTGCAACACCTACCATTAATAGTAATGATTATAATGGTAAAAATAGTGTTGAAATTAACAACAAAGGTTTAAGAGGTAACGCCTGGAAAGGTATTTCATTTAGAAGTGATAAAAAGATTTTCAGACGTGGTGAAAAGATAGCTATCAGATTGCCAATATATATATTTAATGATGTACCAGTAGATAATGGGCTTAACTTGGTATTAAAATCTCACGTTGGTAACAAGCAAATGGCTGGGTTTGACTTAGCAACAAATACACCGCGCGATACTTGGGTTATAAAAGAATTTGTATATGAAGTTCAACAAGAGTTCGTATCTCAAAGTGATAATCTATTCTTTATATTTTCTACTAAGAATGGCCATTTTAAACTGGCTGAACCTTACATGGCGGCTGGTGATAATGTACCTAATGAATGGATGCCTAACGTGAACGATTTAAAACCAGAAAATGTATCTAACTTAAACTATTTACCTAATTCAAACTTTGATCAAGCGTTGAATAAATGGGAACTTAAGAACTTGCAAAATAGTGGGCTTGAATATCGTACAGATGATGCGATAACACATTTTGGTCGAGGTTTACATATTTTTGGTACACCTAACGGAGAATTTAAAGGCTTATCAAGTGAACCATTTAACCTGGAAGCTAAGAAAGATGAAAAACTAACCTTATCAATGGATCTTGGTAAAGATGCTTTAATAGACAATTCTATCTTGAAATTAGGGTTACATTTCATGGATAAAAATGGAACTATAATCTTACAACAATGGAGGGATCTGGACTTAGCAGCGCAAGAGTTCGAGGTTAAAAAATACAAACGAATATCACAAACATTTACAGTATTGTCAGATATGGCAAAATGTCGAGTGATGATATATACCAGTAACAACCAACGAATTAATTTCTATATCGATAAAATCAAGTTAGAAGCTGGAGAAGTTGCAACGGATTGGCAACCATGTTTAGAAGATTTAAGGCCCCATACACTTACAACAAACGTTAGATTTGAAGGTAAGTATATAAACAAGAAAACAACTGGCGTTAAAGCTTATTTAGAAGTATTTTATGATAATGAAAAACTTACTAAAGGTTTCACAACTAAAATGAAATACAAGGGCGCTGATCGTACTGAATGGAGCGAATTTACAAATGTTACAGTGGGAACTGATGGCAGCATAGCTGGACTTACAATACCAGATGGCCCTAAAAATGGTGAACCAATAGATGTTATCACGCTAACAACATACAATGGTATCAGTAATTTAGCTAGGGAAAAATTAGAAGATAAACCAGATATTACTGGAATTACTGAAATTGTTGAAAAATATAAAACGTTTGATAATACAATAGAAAATTTCAACTCTACTATTGGAGAGTTTAGAGAACAAATAATAAATGGTGGTCGTAACTTGATAAAAAATAGTGCTGACTTAAGTGATATTGAAATTGCCGCGAACAATTGGCAAAAGAGTGTTCAAAATGGTGTATTGATACTTACTAAGCGCAATGTGACAGATAACAAAGGATTTTATATAAAATTAGCTGACTTCTTGAAAACTGAATACAAAGGTATTGAATTGACTTTGAGTATCGATATAAAAGCTAGTAAAGATATTACATTTACTAAAATAGGCCCAGCACCTGGAGGAGTTAAGGTAGGAACAATTGAAATAACACCGCAATGGAAACGTTTTACACATACCTTTACCAATGAAGGTATATATGATGTTTCATTTCAGTTAGATGGTATGCAAGGCGTTTGCGGTGAAGGTGATAAAATTTATTTCCGATTTCCTAAATTAGAAAAAGGGCCAACAGCAACGCCATGGACTCCAGCACCAGAAGATATACACCTGGTAAAAGAACGCCTTGAAAGTAGTATCAATCAAACAAAAGATCAATTAGGGTTAACAGTTAAGAAAAACGAAGTAATAAGCGCCATTAACCTAAGTGTTGAAGGTAATGAAGGACGCGTTAAAATTGATGCTGATAAAGTTGATATAAAAGGAGCCTTAAGAGCATACAAAGGTTACATTGGTGGTTTCCAACTTGGTAAACATGAGGGCGATGGCTACAGTTCTTGGTGGTTAACTGGTGAAAACCAATTTTACGTTGGAATGTCAAACGGTGCGGGTTCATGGGGACAAACTGCGCTTTGGGTTAACTGGGGTACTAAATGGAATGAAGTGGGGCCGAAGGCTTGGTATGTAAAAGAAACTGGAGAAATGTATTGTAAGAATACTGCTTATTTTTGGAATACGCCAACTGTTATAGGTGATTTAAAAGTAACAGGTAATATTATTTATAACAATAACGGGAACTCTGGTAAATGGGTGTATTCTAGTACGTATGAAAAAATAGAGGCTAATGGCGGTTATTTATATTTTTATAGATCTGGTGGTAGTTATATCTGGATCCCATATAATAAAGAAATTTCTGATAGACGTTACAAAAAAAATATCAAGGATAGCGAAGTTAACGCCTTAGATATCCTTAATAAGTTAAAAGCTTATAGCTATACCAAGGAATATGATGGTGAAGTAAAAGACATTGATTGCGGGATCATGGCCCAAGATGTTAAGGAACATATCAATTCAGCATTTATTGAATTGCCAGATGGTGCTTACTCTTACAGTACCTTTGAATTATTACCTTATGCAATTAAAGGTATTCAAGAACTAGCAGCTGAAAACAAAGAGTTAAAAGCTGAAGTTAAAGATCTTAATGCAAGGTTAGAACGACTTGAAAAACTATTAGAGGATAAATAAACAACTAATTAAATTTCAAGGGTGGTGATGGCCATGCGGTGATTAAGAGTGTAAATATGTAACAACAAATAAATTAAAAGAAAGGCGGTTTTAAAAACGAATGCACATTACATTAGCTGAACTAATTAACAGATATTATGAACTGTTTAACGATGCTTATATACATATTTTTGCGGGAGTAATTGTGCTAGATATACTAACGGGAATAATAAAAGCTTGGCTTAACAAAAACTTAAATTCAACTATTGGGAGAAGGGGGTTAGTCGAACACCTGGCTGTACTTGTGCTGGGTGTAACGGTTTATCCCTATTTAATATTTATCGGGTTTGAAGAAGTCGCAACAGCGTTTATATTCTTTTTCATCGCAACTTATGGTTTATCGCTTATAGAAAACTTATCTGATATAGGTGTACCATTTCCAAAAGGAATTAAAAAGAGGCTTGAAAAGATAAAAGAACATTTTGATGAGGAGTGAAGCAATGGAAAAGATAATTAAATTCACGATAGAGAACACAACTAAAACTAGGGAAGTAGAAGACACATATTCTGAACTTTATTCACATGATAGAAATAATGGGCTTTTTGAGTTTGAAATTGCTAACGAGCAATTAGCTGGAAAGAACCTGGTAGCATTATTCAAGTTTGTAAAGACTGGATCATACTGGAAGACTGAAGCGGTTGTTGAAGATAACAAAGCTAAAATTAAGTTTGATACTAGCTTAATCACTCAAAACGAAAAAGTAATTTGTTTCATTTATGTAAACGAAGAAGTAAGAGATGCTGATATATTTAGGTTTAAATTTAATGTTAGGGTTTCAGAGATTGACAAAGCTAAACAATTGCCATTAAAAGAGCGTTTCTATGCACATGGACTAATTGTTGATAGAGTGGATGTACTTACTAAAGAAGACTTTGACAATGCCATTAAGGAAATTGAAAAAGGTAGTAAATTCCTAACGGAAGCCCAAGCGAATGAAAAGTATGCTTTAAAAGATGATATACCTAACATTTCTAATCTGGCAACAACAACAGAATTAGAGAAACGCGCTTTAAAAACGGATATACCAAGTACTGAAACAATTGTAAATAAAGCAGTAGAAAAAGTTGAAAAAAAAGGTTATTTAACCCAGCACCAGTCTTTAGCTGGATATGTCACTGAAAGCCAGCTGGAAGGTAAAAATTATTTAACCCAACATCAATCGCTTAATGGTTACGTTACAGAAACCCAGTTGACTGAAAAAGGTTATTTGACTAAGCACCAGGATATTAGTGGGTTAGCTACAAAAGAATCTGTTGATAATGTTGCTGCAAAAGTAACACAATTAGAAACTAGACCTGTTACATCAAGCTATGATGATAGCGAGATTAAGCGCAAACTTAAAGAGTTAGAAGACAGACCAACAACAGCTAACATTGACACTAGTAATTTTGTGACAACCACACAGCTAGAAGATAAGCATTATTTAACTGAACATCAATCGCTAGAAGATTATGTTACTAAAAGCGAGTTAGACAACAAACACTATTTAACAGCACACCAAGAT